ATTAGCTTTCTGCAACTGGCATGGATATGTAAACGTGTTTCCCCCTTGCCGTTACATAAAAGAGCCTGTACGGAAGAAACCCTGTCTCTGATTGGTGGATTGCTGCGAGGCGATTGATTACTGAACCCATACGACTGCAAAATGGCAATATCAGTTTGGCTGCTGTTTGTACTCCTGTTTCCTCCACTCGCATCTGGGTAAATATATATCTTGTTCATAGGGTATCTTGATTTAATAGTTTGTGCCAAAGCATCTGTATCGTGAACCCCAGATATTTCGTCAAATATTAACAATTTTTGATCTTGGACAATACCAATTACAGCATTTGTATTCTGAATATTAAAATCGATCCCAATTCTTAGCGGCTCAAGACCAATATCAGGCTTGATGTTTGTGACATTCTGGTCTCTGGTGAAGCGACTATAGACTTGGCCGGTGGTTAAATTGACAAACTCTCCATTGAGATATGCCTGTAACATTGATGGATCATAATTGGCTTGCATACGTTCAATGAAGTCATCAGGCAGAAATTTATTATCCTGAGTCCTCATTTTGATTAGCTGCCTATCTTTTCTTTCCTTTGCTTCATCAGTGCCAAAGGTGTTATATAGCCACCTAAATCCCTCTGGTGTACTAGCTGCGGCAAACTGGCGAACATTACCAGCCCTTAACCTACCAAGTATTTTGGGAAATGCTTTATCACAAATAGCTGGGGAAACTGTGTCGATTTCATCGACTAATACGTGCGATAAATTTAAGCCTATAATCCTTGAGTAGTTTTCAAAACTTCTGCATAAAAGCTTGCTATCACCTTCTTTGAAATGCAAAGTATATTCTGGCAGTGGACTAGCTCTGAAGCTGTAAGGGATTTCATAATGCTCAAGAAACTGATCAAAGTCTGTAATCCAAATATCTCTGATAAGTGGTGCAACAGGTTCTAGGATCGCACCGATAAATCCAATATTCATAGCTGCCAGCTTAACAGCCATACTACACAAAGCTCTTGTCTTACCAGCACCATATCCAGCAGAAAGGCCAACTATTTCATTTTGATTATCAAAGAACTGTTGCTGGGGTGGGTGCAAGTCAGCCCTGATCCTATGCAATAAGTCATCAGTATCAACATCAACATATCTACTTCCTATGTGATCTAATACAGATCCTTCCCTGTTTAGTATGCTCAAGACATCACCTGACCTACTTTTGCCATTGAGTTGATGCAACCTAATGCAACAGATAATTGACCACCTTTTCTGGCCTCTTTTTGTAGTGATGCGTATTGAGCTAAGACTTCAGCAGTAAATTGCCTTCTGTCAATATCAAAGTCTTTTTTCAAAATAGCCCTAGCGTGTTGCATATATGAATCTGCTGATCTTTCATTAACACCCCATTCACTAGCAACAAATTGTATTATTTCTGATCTAGTAGTACCAACAGACAAAAGTTTAGCAACTTTATTAATTCTGAAGTTATGTTCTGTTTTACTAGATCTACCTTTTGCCACTAAATTAAGGATTTTATTAGTCTAAATGTAGCTTGAATTGCTGGTTTTTGTCGATTTTATTCATATTCTTTCCAGCATCTAGCGTCACTTAAGACATTTGCTAGTGCTATCAAAGCCATTTCATCGTGACTATCTAAAGTTATATAATTTGTGCCGTAATCAGAATTATTTTTTCGATAATAGCCAGTGCTATCACCACAAAAAACTCTATATTCCTCATCAGATGGGCAACCTTTATAGCCCCAAAATTCTCTGTTACTAACAAAAACAGGCATATTGCATAAAGCAGTCTGAATATTTTTAGCACCAATTTCTGATAATCTGAGCTTATAAGGTATTGGAACACCATCAAGGCCATCAAAAACTAAACGAAAAAGGTTTGTTTCTTCTACAAGATTGATGTAATGTTTCGGATATTTAGGTTTTTTAATAGTTTTTTTGGTAGTCATTGTTCTGTCTTTAAGGTGTTGATTTGATTTTTACAGGTTTGAACGTAGGCTTCTTGATACTTTTGTAGTTCTATTAGTACCTCTTGTAGGTTATCTATAGTTGTAATTGCAAGCTCTTCTTGTTTTTTTATTTCATCTAGTTTAGGTTTGCGACCTAAGTGATAATTGCAAGAATAAAAAATTTCTTTCCAGTATTCAAGAATTTTGTTTTGTGTTTCTAAACAGTTAAGACATTCAAAAGTGTAAGTATTTAACTCATTGATAGTCATATTTTTAATTTTTTTTTGTTTCATAGTTTTTCCAGTAAGAAATAAGTTTTTTAAGATCAATGATCCTTTGCTTAGCAGCGGCAATTTTTTCATCAATAGTCATTTATTAGCTTTATTGTAGTTTTTTAAATTTTTTGCGTATTCTGTTGCAAGTTTAGATCCATTAAATTGTTTTTCTTTACCAAATGAACAACAATTTGCTTGTGGTTTAAAAATATCGTCAAAGGCTTGTACTAAATCTCCAATCAAATCTTGTTCTTGATCTCCGTAAACACTATCACCATATCTTCTTTTATGATTAAGTTGAAAAATCCAATCTAACATTTGTGCTGTGCTGTTTATTCTTTCAAGGTCAACTTCATAAGCCCAACCACCTTTTTTTGTTTGCAATTCCAATACAAGATTTGTTGACCTAAAAATCCAATATCCCCATTGTTTTCTAACGGGCCATTTATATTCGTGAAGTTCTTTAAAATTGCAACCTTTTGGATATTTTAAATGAAATTTATGTTCTTCTTCATTTTTTGCACAGATAGCAGATTTGTAGGTTTTCATAATGATTTCATGGTAAAAGTTCTTAACTGATCCTTAACTTTCTGCACTTCTGGCGGTAAGTTTGTTTTGTTTTGCTTAATGTTTTTAGCAATAATTTTGTTCATAAGCTTTTGTGTGTCATACCATCGCTTTTTTCTGAGATTGTGAATATCTCTTGCGACATCAATAGGAATATCAACCCCTAAATTATTTCTAATTTGACCTGTATCAGTTCTAAATCCATGAGAGATTATTGAACCATCTATATCATGCTGTGTGTTAGCTTTAGAGCAATGACAGATTAAAGCTAGATCTGAGCCTGTGGATCTTTTTCCATTATCGAGAATGTCATAGTCTGGAAAGTGATTGTTAATAAGTCCATCAGAATTATGAACAATACCTGAGTCATTACAAGCAAAACATTCGTAGTTGGGAATGTTGAAGGTTATTTCCCTGTCGATAGGTCGTCTTTTATAGCTTTTCATTATTTTTTTATTAATCTTGCAATAATTTCTTTTCTTGTCATACCTTTAGCCATATCTTCTCTTATAACTCTTTCTATTCCTTTAAAAAATTTTTTTGTGGATTGATTGTCTGCAATCTCTTTTTCAAAAGTATTTAATTCTTTTTTCATGGGGTGTTAAAAAGGGGTGTTTTTGGGTTTTTTAAGTGTAGCTGTTTTCTTTACAGTTGGCAACTCTAAATATTGTTCAAATTGTCCATTTTTTAAATAACGAAAAGCGTCAGGAAACATAGGTGAAAATTTATCCTGTTTTAATTGTTTTTTTCTAGCTGTTATATCAGCCTCTAGGCATTGAAGTAATCTTGCCTGTATGTTTTTACTTAATTTCATAAATTGTACCTC